TTGCGCCGAAGAAGGCGGTTCAAATGGCGGCTGGTCGCTTATCAAAAATTGTCGCTTCGACCATTGGGGAATCGCGAAGGCATACGCAATCCTGGTCAAAGGCGGGGCCGACAATCAGATTGAAGATTGCGAATTCGACGGCCTTTGGACTGGTTACACGACCGCCGCGATATACTTCCAGGACAGCGCGGCACAAGGTTGCTGGAATTACGGTATAGAACGGAACCGATTCTATAACATAGGGTCGGGAAAGTATTGTATCGAAGTCAAGTCGGGGTCACACCTTCGCCAGGTATTGATAAAAGGAAACCACAATATCGGGCCCGCGACACCCGCGAAGTTCTTCAATCACCAGGCCCAGGCGGGCGACGGCCAGGTATGCGACAACTATACTGGCCAGGCGACCGACACGGGGTCGTATGACGAAACGGTCGCGACCCTTCAGGGCGACGGATACAGTATGTCCGACAACCATTACGAAGAATAATCCTGACCGAACGAAATTGAAGGGGGCGCGAAAATGCCATTGACAAAGATACCGAAATTCAAGGTCCCGAAGGCGGAAGAAGGCGAAGTTATCGCCCCGCTTCCCGCCCCGATTGCTGACGCAATAGCCGAAGCAATAGCCGAAGCAATAGCCGAAGCAAAGGCCGCGAAGAAGTAAGGGACCACTAACCAGGGGCCCCAGGACGCGAATCCTGGGCCCCTGGTTAGTAACTGAATATAATCGGTTACTGGCCCCCAGGGGGCCGTCCTGAATTAAAATGTAGGGGGTAACGATACAATGGGAAAAGAAGACACAAGTCGCGATACCCGCAACGCGCGACAAATCACACGGAAAGCCCTTCCCCTTGAAAAGGCCAACCAACACAAAGCGACCAAATTGGCGAATGCTGATTTCCTGACCGCGAACCTGACCCCGTCCGATTATCCAGTCCTTTTCCGCGTTCAAGTCATGCTTCCGTCGGCGGGCAAGTTTACCGCTTTGATTTCCGACGGAACCGACGAATTGACTTGTCACCTGAACGGGGGTTCGAACCTGGTCGCTGATTCCTTGTATATCTTCGACGTCCTGGTCCATGAAGACGACGAAGTCAACTTCCAGTCCGACCAAAACCAAACGGGATACTTGCTTCGGGTCCAGGAAATAACGTGGGGGGTCCAGTAGAATGACCGTTGAAGCAATGACCCCGACCGTCAACGTGAATTATCGGCAAGCTATGTCGCCGAATCATCAGAAGGGGTCCTTCGTCGGCGACGATACCGACAACCACGATTTCATAATCAGGGGCCAGGGGAAATGTCTTCCACAGATTCATATTGACAACGCCCCGAATCAGGAATTGACCTGGGCGTTGTACGGACTTCAGGAAATAGACGCGGCCGTCGGCGACCCTGGGGCCTATCAAATAGATACCTGGACGGTTGACGCCGCCGACCAATACGACGACGCCTTCTTCGGTTATGCTTTCCCGTTCTTCCTTCTTCGCTTGTCGTTCGCCATTGCGCCGACCGACGACCCGCTGAAGACCGTTTCCGTTTATATGAGCATGGCGCATTTGTAAGGGGGCAACATGGCATTGAAAAGAAGTGATATTGAAGCGGCCCTGGAACAAATAGACACAATAGAAGAAGAAGTTGACATTATCGAAGAACACTTCCACAACCGCGAACGCTGGTTCGGGAAGTATTCCGACCAGTCGGGGAATCATTGGGCCGTCGCCGCGGGGCTGACCCCGTATCGGGCAACTAGCGGAAGCGGGGCTTTCGGTTCCGACACGAACGACGAAGCGAAGGTCCTGGGAACCGAAGACACGCCCGCAATATCGGGAATGACGTTGTTCGACCTTCATAGAATATTGATTACAGCGGCCAGCAATGCGACCGACTTCGTCCTTCGGATTGTATATGGTAGCGGGACAATGGCCGCCGCCGAACAAGCTGGACAATATACCGACGTCATGGTCCAGGAAGCGAAGAAGGGTTCGCCGATTGAAGTTATCATGCCGCGTACAACTTGCGCGTCGTATAAGGTATGGGTCCGCGCGAAGAACGCGTCCAACAACGCGACGATTGACTTCTTCGTCGGCCTTCACGAATACGACGAATAATTAAGGGGGAAATGAAATGAGTTATCCGCCACAAGGAAACAAAGCTGACGTCGGGACCATTGGAACCGACGTGACGACATTACTGGCCAGGCTGACAGCGGCGCGCGCTGGATACCTGGAAAACATCAACAACGCGACCCTGAAGACCCTGGCCGCCATGCGGGGAACCGACGGCGCGGCCGTTGCTTCTTCATGGACCGCGGCCCTGGCGACGGCCCTGGGTAACTACAACGCCACACGCGCGGGATATCTGGACGCCCTGAATCGGGACCGTCCTTCAATGCTTTTCCCGTGTGCGTTATCGAAGGCAATTATCGCCGTTCCCGCGGTCGCCGCGGACCTGGCATTCCCCGACATTGTTGTCGCGAACCTTCCAGATGGCTTGTCCATTGCGCGGGCGGACCTGGTCCTGATAATCGGGGCCTTGTTCGATACGTCGGCCGCTGAAAACCAAATCGCCGCCGCGTCGAAGACGCTTCGAATCAAGGTATCAACGGGGGCCTGGGGAACCGACGACATTGTCGCCCTGACCTTCGTCCAGAATTCACTTCAGGTTGATTCGGGCGCATACCGCGGCGGGACCGTACTATTCGGCGCGACTGATATTAAGTCGGTCGTCACGGGGAACGCGACGTATAACCTGGTAAGCGAAGAAACGAATCGAAGTGACGCCGTCATTGCGACGGGGGCGAATTTGGAACTTCTGGACGTAAGCGCGGTCATTCGCGTATGGTTCAATTAAGGGGGGCCTGAATAATGTCAACATTATGGCAAGGGCGACCAGCGGCACAGGCCAACGACGGCTTACGGGCATACCTTCCGTCGGCTTCATTCAGCTTGACGACGTCTTCGCTTTATATTGGCGACGGGGGGAAGCATTATGGGTCATTTGCCCGCTTCCTGAACGTGACCGTTCCCGCGGGGAAGGTCATTGATACCGCTTTCATAAAAACCCGTTGTCGGAATAGCGGTTCGGGCGCAACTTGTAAGACCCGAATTCGGGCACAGAAGGCGACGGACCCCGCTATATTCAGCGATACGACCGACTTCGACGCCCGCGTTTGGACTGACGAATTCGTTCGTTGGGACCCCGTTCCCGCCATGACCGCGGGGGCCTATTACGACACGCCCGACTTTGCGGCCGTTATCCAGGAAATAATCGGTCAACCTGGTTGGGCCAGCGGTCAAGCAATGGTTGTCGTGATTGAAGATTGGGAACAATTAAGCGGGGAAAGCACAAGTCGCGAAACCTATTCCTGGGACGGTTCAACGACGACTTGCTGGCAACTGAACATTACCTATTCCGACCCGCCGCCAGCTTCGGGGGGCGGACCCGCGAACCTGGTCGCAATGGGTCAAATATAAAAAGGGGGGACTAGACAAATGACAGTTGGGGCGAATACATACGCGGAACACGAAGACGTCGAACGGCTTATCGGCGACATTGTCGAAGAACGCGAATTCACGTTGACCACGGCCCCGACCCTGGCCCAGGTTGAAGCGGAACTGGACAACGCCGCCCTGGACTTGAATCGGGAACTGGACCAGGTCGGTTATACCGTCCCCGTCAATGAAACCGATTACCCGACGGCGTTCGGATACCTGAAGGCGGCCAACGCATACGGCGCGGCCGCGGTCCTATTGTCCACGGTCCCCGCGAATTCGTACAACCCCGACGAAGAAGTCGAAGGGACGGGGGAAACCAGGGCGACGACATACGGGAACAAGTTCAAGTCGGCGTTGAAGGCAATCAGGGAAAACCGCCTTCGCGCTGGACGTCGGGTCGGCCGACTGGCGAACGTATTCGCTGGCGCGTCCGAAGACGACGAAGGGAACGAAAAGGAACCGATATTTACCAGGAACGAAGACCATTATCCAGGGCGGACGGACTAATGACGGGAATTACGACAACGACCAGCTGGACCAGGGCGAAACGTTCGTGCCTGGCCTTTGGTCAATAAGCGAAAGGGGGGCGCATTATGAGCCAGGCGACAATCGAAGCGGGAATCATTTCAACGATTACACAACACGCCGACTTCGATACCGACAACACGAAGCTATATGACCGCCGACCCATGAACAAGGGCAAAGCCCGCGTCGTGGTCGTTTCATATAACACACACAGAAAAGAACAACTGACCCTTCAAATGGAACGGCGGACCTGGACGTATAACGTGGACGTCATGGTCCCCTGGCGCGGGGACATGACCGAACTTGACGGACGGGTCGGAACCGAAACCCAAAAGGTCATTGATACCCTGGCGAAGTACCCGAAACTGAACGGGGTCACGGGGATTCAACGGACCGACGTCACCTTGTCGAATACGCCTGATATTATCCAGGAACGGAAGGGCGGTTATCGGGGAAGGCGACACTTCCTTGACGTCCTGGAAATAGTGAACCCAGGAAGGGTTGAATAATGTCAACGATTGAATGGGACGACCAGGAATTTCAAGACCTGGGCCAACGCGTGAACCAGGCGGGGGATACGGTTACGCGTATTTCGATAAACGAAGGCTTTCGACGCCTGGGCCGTCTTATCGTCCCGACAACGGGGACTGGTCCCCTGGCGGCCGAAACCCCGAAGGTAACGGGGAAGCTGGCCAGGTCAACCGTCTTCCAGATTATCGGCGGGCCCATGAACCAGGCCCTTGAAATCCGCCAGGCGGCGCGGTCCGCCCTGGGCGTATTTTATGGTCAAATCGTACGGGAAGGACGCGGTCCAGTAACGGCCGTCAATGCGAAGTTCCTTCACTTTTTTATCGGGTCCCAGGAGTTCTTCAGGAAGTCGGTCGGACCAGCGAAAGCGAACCCGTATCACAGACGCGTATTCGCCCGCCTGAAGCCGCAAATTCAGAATATAGTCAATGATATGGGGCGAAGGATAATCGCCCATATTAACGGACAAGGGCCCGTACAATAGGGGTCCGTCCAGGATAATGAAAGGGGGTAAAATAACATGACAGTATTCCAGGATTCACAAGACAGCGTATTCTTAATTGACGACACGGAGGCGGTCCAGCGGGACATTTCGCCGTATGTCATAGCGGTTGACGGCCTTCCTGGTCCGCGCAAGCTTTCGGAAGCGTCGGCCCTGGGGGACGGCGGGACGAAATGGCACCCTGGACTTGAAGACGTTCCTTTCACGCTGGAACTTTACTGGTCGAAGGACGCCTTATTGGGACCCGATACCGTCTTCGGACCGCTTCGGACCCACACGGCCGCCGTTGACTTCGAATACGGACCCGAAGGGAAGGTCGCGGGCGATATCAAGTATTCGGGGACTTGTTGGGTTCGGAACTATACGGCCCCGACAAGGGTCGGTTCCCTGGTATTCGCGAAAGTCGAACTTCAGGTCAACGGCCAGGTCGGACGGGGTACGTTCTAACCATGAATGAAAACGAAAGGGGGACATTATGAATACAGTCAAAGTCACATTGCCCGACGGAAACACGGCGGAACTATTCGCCGAAATGAAGCACAAGACACAGCGGGCCGTTGAAGAAGCGACGCGCGAATTCCTGACATATCCCGAAGGGGTCGGGAAGCTTATTTTATCCCAGGGGGAAGACGGCGGACCAGTCAAGGCAAAGGCAAAGACGGACGAAATCGAAGTTACCGTTGACCTGGACCGAATCAACTGGACGGCCGTTTCGGAAATCATCATATTGAACCAGGTTGCGACCTGGGAATATGGTCCCGTAACGTCGGAAGTCCTGGGGGACCAGTCCGAAGACGTTTACAATTTCCTGAAGACGACGGTCAATACCATGTACCAGGGTTCGTTCCCTTTAGCACAAAGCGGCGTCGCGAACTCGGCGAAGGGTTGGCCCTGGCTTTCAAAGTTCCGAAAGCTTTTCGCGTCCCGCCGCAATTAAGGGAAGCAATGCTGGTCACGGAAACGGGGTTCCCGCCTGACGTCCTGGGGGAAATGCCCGAAAGGTTACTGGACGAAATCATTGTATATCGGGGGGTCAAGGGCGTTGTCGAATACGGCGGCGACTGGCAACCATAAGGGGGATATGATATGGCCGACGAAGTATCAACCGTCATGGTCCTTCGAATGAGGGACGAAGCTTCAGCACAAATGAAGCAATTCGCGGGGACGACCCAGGAAGCGGCCCTGGCGTCCCTGGATTTCAAAATGACATTGACCGCGGTCGGGGGCGCGTTGACAGCGGTCGGGGCCCTGGTCAATCAGATTGACAACCCGACGGCGAAGCTGGCCGCGACTTTCCTTATGACGGGCGGCGCGATAATGACGACCGCTTCCGCCATTCTTCAGATGATAGGGCCAGTCAAGCAACTGATTACCTGGTTGCGAACCCTGGCCGTTACCCAGGCAATCGTCAAGGCCCTTTCGGGTCCCGTCGGTTGGGCGCAAATAGGAATCGGCCTGGCCGTCGCGGGGGCGGCGACCGCTGGAATTATGGCCATGACTGGCGGATTCGGCGGCGGGTCAACGAATGTCAATATCCAGGGCGGGCCCCTGGTAATGTCGAATGATTCCGATATGCGGAAGTTCGGGGCGGCAATCAGCGAATCGCAACGCCGCGAACAAAGGGTCGGGCGATAATGGCAACTGATTATATCCTGGTCGCTGGCGCGACGGGCAAGGTTACAAAGTACCTGGATTCGGACTTATCCTTCGTTGAAGAATCCGCCGCTTATGGGGCGTCACTTCAAGCCCTTATCATTGACACGAACGGGCTTTATTGCTACGCCGCGGGCGCGAACGCCCCTGGGACCATAGTCAAGTATCAGATTGACGGCCTGGGAATCGTCGCGACAAGTCCGTCATACGGCGGCCGTGTCTATGCCCTGGCCCAGGACGACAATTATATTTATGCTGGCGGCGATACCGTTCACACAATCAAGCG